GCTTTCAGCATAATAACAAATAGTGCTTTCTTCTCTTCGAAAATATTTTTCCCATAAAAGAAATATTCTCTAAGAGCTGAATGGATTATATCAATTGATTGTTCTTGCTCACTAACTGATTTGGAACGCACCCAAACCATTAAAGATTTCTCAATTGATTCATGTTCAAGAGGACATAAATATCCCCCAACATCACTATCAAAACGCCATGAACGTTTTAAGAAAGTGACATCTTTTATATTAATCAAGGGTATGGATATGGATTCTTTATCAGCCATAGTGTATGTAACTCCTATGTCAGCTAAAGCCTTTTGAACAGTGGTATGATTAAACCAAGTTTTAATCTTATCACTAACATTACCAACATTGTCATCCCCATATGTCATAAGGGCGACATTTTGGCGAAAACTAGTGCATTCATGCTGTGGATTAAGTTCATAATAAACATACCGCATATAAATTGAATTAACTATAGAGTTAATTATAACAGTAAGTGGATGTCCAGATGGATTTGATCCAAAGAATTCAACTAAATCACCTTTAAAATTGGTCCAAGAAAAAGCTACATCGAGAGCTATTCCCCAGATAACAGCTTCATCTTGAGTATCATAATGTGGTGATCGTCGCAAAATTAAAATTATAAACCAAAAAGCAGACAAAATGCATTTGGCTACCATTTCTTTGTCAAAACCTTTGTAATCTCCTGCAAACAAGTTGCTCTCACCATGTTGAGTGAGGAAATGATAAATTTCTCCCCATTCACTGGATTGAGCAATAGTTCCAGGAGCGGCTTCAAATAAAAATTTATTATTTTGCACTAATTGGATGAATGTTAATAAATACTTTCGCACAATAAGGTTCCAATAAACTGGAGAAGCAGAAAATATTCTAGATTTACCAGATTCAACCTTCTTTTTAGAAACTGGTTCATCTTTAATATGAGCAGTTAAAATAGGATGATACCTAGTATTGGTCTGGTACGTCTGTTCACAGACAGCAGCACAATCCAAAATTTCTTGATTAAATTCTACATCATCAGAATGTTCTGGTCTACCTGGTAATGGGTTTAAAAAATTTCGCTTGGATGTATTCCAAGGAAAACCGGTACTAGTAGATCTATTTAATCCATCTATGAATCGTACACCTGGTACACCATTAGTTGCATGGTGCATATTAATTTTGCGTAATGTGTCAAATTTTTCGATGGTTAAATCATTAATAACATCGTCAGCAAAGGAAGTGACTACAATATCCAAAATATCTTGTCTAATTAACGGATTCTCCTTGGCTATAGCTGTTGCAGCTATATTCCAAGGTTTCCAACCCGTCATTACAGGTGGATATTTTGTAACTTCATAACCATGCCCTCTGAGATGCTCGGTCATTAAAGTAGGACCTACACGGGATCTACCTTGCGGTCGAGAACCCAGAATAGAACCATAGATGTTGTAGGCACCTTCAGGGATAAAATTAAATATAGATTTATAGTGCAATTTTGTTATCTGAACATTCTTAGTAGGAAAATCCAGATGAACAATACCTTGTTGTACAACAGGCACTTCAAATTTTTTCATAAGATTAGTTATATCCTTTTGAGAAACCCTGGTAGCACCAACTTTTGATTGACCAAAAGCTGATTCAGCCAAGAAAACATGGATACCATAAATGATAGCACTAGTTTTTGAAATTAATGGTGAACCACAATCTCCACTTGTGGTAGGACGCTCTGGCGTCCCTTCCCAAATGTTCAAGTGTAGATTTTCGGCAACTACATTATCCCTCTTAATACAACATTTGACATCTAAAGTCTTAGGATTTCCAGTTGCATCACGCATGATGTAACTAGCATCTGACTTCACTGAAAAGTCATCAGTTAAAGAGAAATAAGAGCGTATGTCTTTCTTAGGGGGAATATGTGGTAAATACATAAGTACCAAATCAAGTTTAGAATCTCTTGAAATTTGACTAGGCGTAACATTATCTGTAGTATTAGCGGTAGGATAAGGTTGTTTAGGTACGGAAATAATTTCCATAAGGAATGTAGTTTCCGGGATACTATGTGCATTAGTAAGATAATATTGTCCACCAATACCTAAAGCAGTACCACGAATACCAGTATTATCCTCAGTCATTGTAGTAAATCGGATGATATTTGGCATAATACGTCGTGATAAATCTGCAAATGTTGTACATGCTGATTGTGGGGATGTTTCTATAGTGCATAATTCTTGGTGTTTGACTTGCCAGACATTTTGCTTTTCAGGTCCCAAAGCTACAGGAGGTAACTCAGGACCAGCTTGTACATAGGAAATTTTCC